AGATATATTACCGAGCGTTTGCTTAGCCATATCAAATTTAGCTTGTTGTGTTTCTTTGTCAATTTTTTTCTGTTCGCTCGATGATTCCTCGTTTAGATTGTTTAACTTATTGTTAAAGTCTGTTTGAAGTGCTAAAAGCATTTCATTCTTTTGAGTTTCGTCTGTTATCTCACGCTCAATAAGTTCTTTTTTTGCATCGTAGTCTTGTTGTAACTCTAAGCGTTCTATATCTCGTTCACTCTTACCAATAAGTGCTAACTCGTTTACAAGGTCTTTTTGTTCTCTAAGTAGTGAGTTTGTATTTGTTTGTTGTTCACTTCTAAACCCTGTAATTTGTGCCTCAATACCTGCTTGTTCATTAAGGGCTTCTTGATAAGCTATTTGTAAATCTACATTGTCTTTGTTTTTAGATAACTCTGCTTCTGCTTGTTTTACCCTTGCATCAGCATTAGCCATCATTGTTTTTTCCTGTTCGTCAAGTAGTTTGCCTAAGTCATCATTGGCTTTCATACGTTGCTCGAAACTTAAACTTTCATCGTCTCTGATTTGTCTAAGCTGTTCTGCTTGTCTGTCGTATTTTTCGATTAAACCTTGGTTAGCTGTTTCAGCAAGTCGTGCGGACTTCTCTAATTGTACATTAGCTATTGCTGCGTTGGTAGTTTCTTTGACATAGTTAGATGTAGCTTTAGCAACCTTAGTGATACCCTCGCCTACTTTATCAACTGTGCCATCAACACCTGTTAGAACATCTACAAACTCTTTACTTGCTTCTCTCGCTGTTTCTGCTGCACCTGTAAAATCGCCATCAAAGAATTGTAAAACCGCTTTACCTGCAAGACCTAAAGTATCAAGCAAGGAATTAAAACGCTCAATAATATTATCTTTAATCGCACTTCCTAAGTTTTGAATGGACTGTAATGGATCATCAAACACACTTTTAAAGAACCCTGTAACAGTACCCACATTGTTTACTAAGAAATTTACAAAGTCATTAAAAGCAATAGATACAACCTCAAAAGCTGTATTAAAGAAGTCTGCTGCCTTTTGATTCTGTTGGAATATCTCAGATAGTTTTGCAAATGCTGCAATAGCAAGACCAATACCTGCTGCTTTAAGTGCGTTACCTATCCCCTTGACACCTTTAGAAATTCCTTTAGTAGATTCGCCAACATCATTAAAACCTTTCTCTGTTGATTTTGTAAGGTCTTGAATTTCGCCTTTTACGTCTTGTATTTCCTTTATTGCTTTGTCAGTTTTAGCTTCTAACTCTACTTGGATTTTTTTAGCCATTCCATGTCGGTTTTAAATTGTTTAAATGCTTGTTTAAAATTCTTAGGCAAATAGTTTTGTCCTTTAGCTATACGGATATTCTCCGAGCCATCTTTTACATAGGGTAGTAATTCTAATATGTTCTGTATCATAATTCGTTTAATAGTTCTATGTTTGATTCGCCTGTTGCTAAGTTCGTATCTATACTGTTGATCTTATACCTTTTGCCATTGATGTCAAATCTATCAGCAAGTGTAAAGTTCAAAAGTATTTTAAGGGGTAGGTATGCCTTTACTTTTGTAAGTCTGTTTTTTGTGTCGAATACATTTGTGATATAATTGGTGTGGTAATTTTGAAACAACGTGCCTGTAAACGCACTATCCCCTGTGTATTCGTTTTTCTCTAACTTAAAATTAATATTAGCAGTAGATGTACCTGAGCTAAAAGAAACGCTGTTAGATGGCATATTTACACTTCCTGAAATTGATGAGTGTGTACCATACGTGCCATCAGGGTTAACAAAGTCTATAAAGCTAATAACCTCACTTGGGTTTGTATATACAGGATAAAACAATAATGGTTTACCTATATAGCTCTCTCTGTTGTCATCTACACTATAACCCCATTGAATATCTGTTTGTACTTCATTATCTAAATCTATTAGCCTTTCGTACTTAGGGTGTCCAAATGGTGCTATAACACTATAAAGAGAACCATCAACTACATTCCCATCATCGTCTGTTTTGGTGTAATTTGTCTTACCCCACTCTTGATTAAATAGTTGGTTGTGTGTTGCTGCTAAAAATGTCTTTGTATCTTCATAACCAAATGATACTTCCCTATATGGTAGTGATGTATTTACTTGACTACTCTTAACATCTACAAACTCACTTATATCGTATGCTGTGCTTATTGATTTTTTGTTTGTATAGAAGTTGTCTAAGGTGTCTATATATATCGTGCCTCCATCCTCTACAAATGCTACAAGGTTAAACATCTTAAATATACCTGTAAGAAAGTCAATTACTTTAATCTCAGGTATTTGTTCACTTATTACAAACTCAAAGTTAGCAGGTGCAATATAACTACCTGTTGAGTGTGTTGTTGTTACTGTGCCTGATGGTGTAGAATATTGAGTAGTCCACTTTACATCAGTAAAACTAAAGGATGATGTGTAAGTTATTGTAACTGTATAAGAAGCAAAATTGACCATCTCAGAGGATATGTCTATATTTTTACTTGTTGATGTTATGTTACTTTCTGAATAAACCTCTGTACTGCCTCTTGATATAGATATATCGTAAGGGTTTGACGAAGCCCTTGTAAGTAGTAAGCTTAAAATAGTTGGGCTATCTGATGATATTAATTGTAAGCTTGATGTGGTTGTCATCCTACTTACAGGCGATGCACTCGATGGTGTTGTAGTTCCAAACCCAACAGTCCAACCATCTATAAGGTTTACAAATTGATCTGTTTGCCCTCCACTTGATACAATGCCCTTTTTTCTATGTAACCACATAAACAAATCGTAATAAGAATCGTTTGATGTGTTAAAAAAGTCTGTGCTAAAGGTTATGCCATACCTATCTTCAATAGCCTCTATGATCTTGTGTATTCTTAATGCATATTTTAACTCGTTCCATGCAAGACCATGATTGTGTGAACCACCACCTGTATGGTTGAATAAATTACCTGTGTTAGGTGTGTTATCCCCACTATCGTAAAAAAGTCTTTTAGTGTGTGTAATAATAGGCACTACCACATCGTTTGTAGATGGGTTGCGTTGTAACGCAGTTTCTATACTTGATGGCGAAAACGTCTCGTTAAGTGTGTTTAACTCCGTTAATGCGTTTAACTTATCTTCTCCTAACAGGTCTTTTAATGTTACTGTGTTACCAAAGAAAGTAATGCGATACGATTTAGGCTTTCTGTTTTGTAGATCAACACCCTCTAATTTTATCTTCCCCTTTTTGAATGGTAGATAGTTTAGTTCAAGTGTAGCATCTTTCTTTGTTCTCGCGTCAAAGCCCCCTATAATGTCAAAGTTGTAATAGTGCTTAAATATCTTGTTATTAGTTTTTGAAGCAGGTAGGGTAAAGGTTTTAGTAAACTCTGTAAATATCTTAGCTACGTCCTTTACGTTCTTAATAGATTGCGTAATGTTTACGCTCTCATCTTTGAACATATCAACCCTTTGCCCCTCTATGTATAACTGTATGCTTTGCACTATCTTATGTTATTTATTTTATCAAAAGCGTGTTCAAAATCTACTGTGTAGTTTGCGAGTTTATCGTTTACACTTGTCTTGTATGTAATGGACTTGGTTTGTGGTATTACAGGAATTACTCGTTCCTCTGTGTCTGTTATCTCTGTGTACCACACTTGTTCACTTAACAATAGTTCCTCTAACACAGCGTTGTGATCGTCATTGACGTACCCTGTGTTCATTGTAATCCTATCCTTACCTTGTGCTAAGAATGATTGTTGTTGGTGTTTATATGTTTTATAGCTTAGTGTAGATTGGTCAAATATAGATGCCTTAAACTGCTCAGATGTTACGTTGGTAGATTCTACTGATTTTTTAAAGAACCATAGGTCTTGTAATGCACCATACTTATTTACGAATGTAACTTTATAAGGTTCGTACTTACACTCATAAATAGTATTGATTTTAACAACCTCTACACCCGCATCTGTGTTAATTATAACCTCATCTACTTCGCCTATATTATAACTCCTTAAAAACAAGTCTAAGCAATCGCTATCCTCTAATGTACCCCCATCGTTTACAACTCGTTCCCTGTATGTATCGTTATCATCTAAACCACTTACTGTAATGTAGTCTATTTGCCCATTTGTGTTTGTAGAGCTACTTACTGTTTGGGTGCGCTTCTCTTCCCCTTTGTATAAGAATGTAACTGAGTTAGTGTCCTCTGTAAATACAGGGATTCGTACATTATCGTAGTTTAGTCTGAATATAGTGTTGTTTGATAGTAACAACCCTCTTGATAGTTCGGGGTTTGTACCCTCATGGAAATAGCCATAACCATCAAACGCTATATAGTCTGTATTGCTCGTTCCTACGCTCGAACCCCCACCATCAGCAGCATTGTACATAGTTATATCAGATTCTACCCATACTGTTTGACTGTCATACTCCCCATCAAACTCGATGTCTATATAGTCCCTTACAAGTTCGCTAACCTCAAACACAACATAGTTATTGTTATCTATTTCGTTTTTTGTGATTGTGTATTGTGCAGATGCAGGTTTGTTAGTTGTAAATACACCTGTGTAGATATATAGTTGCATTGTAGCACTTACTAAACTGCCATTGGTTGGTTTAATGTAAAAGGGGCTTCGTACGTTTATCTTTGTAGCCATTAGTCTGTTATTAAGTTTTCTAAGTCAATAGCAAATTGCTCTTGTAATTCAGTTGGTAGGTCTTTAAATCCTTTCTCAAAAGGTTTGGTAAAAAATAGCGATGGCTTAATACCATAGTTCTTTACGATTGTAGCAAGTGCAAACCCTGTTTGTTTGAAACTTAAAAATCTGCCTTTCTTATCTCTAAATTGTATTCTCTTTGTAGCAGCCCACTTACCAAACGTGCCTGTTTTACTTTCCATACCAACAAGGTTAGACGATTGCTTATAGCTAAACCCACTTAAAGACTTACCACCTTTAACACCTTTAACACCACGATCTTGAAACATACCATAATCTTCCATCTCAAAGTAAAGGCGAAAACCTGTACTTACTTGTTCCATCGTGTAGCCTAAAGAATCGTACAATGTTTTATCTACGTTCTTTTTGCCTTTAGTAAGGTTTGTTCGTGACTGTTGCACTACATACTTACCAAAAGCCCTTAACGCAGCTTGTGTTTCTTTTAGTTGCATACGTTTATATCGTTTTCAATAAGCACATCAAATGTACACGCCCAACCTGCTACTTGATTCTCAAACCTATCATAAAAAGGTTCACAGGATGGATCGCCATCTAATTGATATTTATTTTGGTATAACGTGCCTATTCTAAGCGTTTGTATTACTTTGTTAATAACTGCAAGTTGTGTGTTAAGTACATCCTGTTCGTTGTCGTTATCCCTAAACACATCTACAACCTCGTCTTTACTTTGATCTACTACGTCCATTGTAAGTACGCTCATGCTAAATCGTAACACCTGTTCCTCTATTGTTACATTGTTAATAACAAGGTGTGCTAAAGGGAATATAGTTTGTTTGTTTAGGTCTATGTCTGTTATATCCCCTGTGGTAACTGTATTGATGTTGTCATCGTTTAACAGTTGGTCTTTAATTGTGTTGGTTATTTGGTAAAACCCTCTTACACCTTGATTAGCCATTGAATTTACTTTTTATTTGTTGTGCCTCTAAGTCTGCTTTGTCTTTCATAAAACTTAATGCGTATAAACATTGATGTACGTTTAGTTTAGTGATATCTTCAAATCGTCCAATATCTCCCTGAGCGAGTGCGTAAAGTGATTGATACCACCCCCATTTTCTTCCGAAATTAGATGCTGAGCTAAGCCCATCTCCTCCTCCGTTAAATAGTTCAACATAGCTTTCGATAAGTCCATCCCTAAATTGTAAAAAAAAACAATAGAACCTAAGACAGCACTCATAGGCATATCTTTTAATCTCTCTGCTATATCTACATCATAGTCTTGTATATTGTACTTATCCCCATATTGATTTACCACAGGTCTATATAAAACATTCATTGCTCTATGCATATTTTCCCAATCCCCTATAAACGTATCTAAGTCGATGTACTCCCCAAAAGACATATCATCTAACTTAGGTATAAACCCATACTGTGTACCTTTCATTTTAAAGTTGTGTACAAGTTTTGGTTTATCGTTTAGCATCTCAGTTAATATCTGCACTATGCTATTAATGTCAGTAGCCCTCATAAGTAGAACGTGATCCCCACGTATACCACAGAAGATTTCTATCATCTTGACTGCTAAAAACTTCTCGTCATCATTGTTCTCTTGTATCTTTAGATATCTTTGGTATTGATCTAAAGTAACCTCATTAAGCGATTCGGGGATTTCGATATCTACTTTCATACTTATATAACGTAAAAAAATTAAATTTTAGCGGATTGCATACTGTCCTCTATTAGGGTTTTGTAGTTGATAACCTACTGCATATCTTATAGCATCAATAAGGTGGTTATACGCATCTATGGGTGTGTTAGACTTACGCTCTAACCATCTGTAATTATTCAGCTCTTTAATTAGGTTTGTACTATCAGGGCTTACAACAAGGTCATAGTCTTGCAATAGAGATATCCCATAGTTCACACTACCCTGTCCTTTTATTGATGGCTTTACACTACATCCTTTTGCTTTGAGTTCGTGTATAAGTCTTGGCTCTGCACTATCAACTACTATAAGACCACTTACAGCGTGTTTAAGATTAAGTTGTGCTATCTGTGATGTAGTTAGTCGTGGTAGGTAAAAACACTCTCTTAGATAGATTATTTTATTATCTGTGTCTATGTTCGTTTCTATGAGCGTTGAGGGATCAGCAGCAAATCCTATGTCTTGCCCCCATACACTTACACCTCTTTTCTTAAACTCGCCAATAGTCCAATTATCAAATATAACACCCTCAGCTTTACTCATCCACGCACCCAACATTTGTTGTTTGTACTTTTCAGGTCTGCGCTGTTTCATTTGTTCTATCTGCTCTATGTAGCTTTGTGATAGGTTCTTTAGGTTATCTAAGTAAGTAGTGTGTATGTATGTGGTGTTACCTTTGTTTGTATTACTCCCCTCCTGTACACCTTTATCTTCAAAGAAGCGTGTATATACAAAATGTTCTTTGGTTGTGGGGTTAAGTATAAGTATTACCCTA